AAGCTGTTATAAGCTTGGCTAGAGTAAGACCGGCTGAACCATGGGCAATTGTAGTACCCGCAGTTGCTGCGTCCATTGCATCTAAAATAAGTTGATCACGACGACGACCAAGAGCGCCAGCAATAGTTTGCTGTAGTTCAGTTTTTTCGTCAAAATTAACTTCTTTAGAGTCAAAAATGTCAGTGTATTCTGGAGCGTTCCAGTTTCCTAGAGTACAACTGATCAAAGAATGAGAAATAGCCATAGCAACAACGTCAGCTGAAGTAGCTTTCTGATTTGCTAGGCCTTTACCCATTGCTCTGAATTTATAAATATCACCAATAACGTCATTACGATTCGTTACAGTGTCCTTTAAACCGCCAGCTGATTGAAACACATGCTTCACTTCGCTGTCGAATAGCTGCTGGGCAGCTGCTGATAGTGCTGCGGACATAAGTCCTCCTTTATAGTTTAATTAATATTACCTTTTGCCGGGTGTCCACTAATGTGGGCCGAGTCCTTCCTGGCTGGGTTCTATAAAGAAGTGTCCAATGGTTGGATTTTCTCTGATTGTACGCTACATTTCATATCTTATGCAACAAATTGTATCTTTTTTAAATGGTTACTTAGGGCAACCAATCCCACTATTTATCTAATAAAGCCGGAGAATATATGAGAGCTATTAAACCTCATTAGAATGGCAGTGAACCTGGGAGTAGTTTTTATACGCTTCATATCCCGCATTGTATTGTTGAAGTATTTCTTCATTGGCATACACAAGATCATGTGGTTTACCATCTCTGGCACAAAACCATCCTATTTGCCAAGCATGAGGTTTTGTTTTATACCGGGTTAATGATTCACTCTCCATAGAAGTCTTTGAATTTCTCTTCTACTTCTCTGCGAAACTCTGGTGAGGTACTGTATTTTGGATCTTTAACCATTTCATCTAAAGCACCTTTTGTTGGTCCTGGTGATCTCACTGTATTTGATGTCGGCATTTTGCCTTCACTTGATTTAGCAATTAAAGCTTCCAGAACTTGAACACCTTGAGCTGATGTAGCTAAACCCTTGAAGCCTTCATATTGATCTGGAGTGAGATTGCCTTTACCCCAATCACCAAGATCCTTTAACCTGGCATTGGCATTCTTACCTAATGCTTGGATCTCAATGTTTTTTGCTTCTTCTGGATTATTAGCTTCCACTTCCATCTTCACAAAACCATGAAGCATCTCGGAAAATGTTTCTTGACTCATGTTCGATTCTTTTGCTGCAGCCTGGAACCATTCAACACGCGGATCTTCCATATCAAATTCCCCACCGATTCCTTCTGGTAAGGTCATTTCGTATTCACCTTCTGGTGATCCAGTGAAGCCACCTAGCTTTTTCTCAATTTCAGTATAAGCTTTCGCCTGGTCCTCAACTGATTTGTATTTTTCTTTCAGCCACTCTGGTCTTTCACCATCATCGGCTGCTTCTACTTCAGTTGATTCAACTACTGACTCTTCAGTTGCAACTTCCTCAACTGGAGTGTCGTCTATTAAAGTTTCTTCTTCGCTCATATTTATCTCCAAAGTTATTTTCTTTTATCTTCGGCCAAAGATAGTTGTTCAATGATCTGACGAACAATCTGGTTTTGACCTTCTCTGATCCCAGCGCCAAATTGCGTTGAGTTTGGATTTAATACTGGCCGATCAATCGTTATAGATTTCAACCGATTCAAGACATACTTCCCCGAATCTGTATTAAAACATTGTTGAAACTGTCCCGCTATTTCACGCGACTTGGCTTCGTTTTCTTTCCTGGCTTTTTGTATTTCTTTACCATCAAGATCTAATTTATCCCAGCTGCTCTCCGCCACCTTGCATCTCCTGTGCTTGTGCTTGTTGCTGTTGCATTGCTGCCTCGGCTTGTGCCTGGATCTCAGCTCTCTCTTCTGATGAACGCAACAGTTCTTGATCTATACCAAGCTTCTTACCTATATAGCTCGGCATATCTTCCATCTTAGTTCCTAATGCAAATACTTCTGGTCCAAGGGCCATAGCCATTTCCATGTACTGTTGGACCGCCATCATATCTTCTTGATCCTGGGCCCTGGCTAATGGTGAAGTATGTTTGATCGTAACCTCGCGACCATCAACTTTAAAGTCACCAAGCTTGCCATTCTTTTTAAGAATATAAACTGATCGCTTAATGATCTTTTCAATAAACTCAGTCTGCAGCCTGGAGAATGCTGATCCAGCATCCATCACTAACTCTTGACCTCGCATTGACATTTCAGTGGCTGTCTTAGTTGGTGAGTCCATACCGCCATAAGGATCTGCGAATAAACATTTATTAATACTTTCTCTTAGATCCTCCATGACTAACTCAGATACATTGAAGTCACCAGCTCTTTCAAGCGGGCGCAATGTTGGATTAGAGTTGTCATTAGAACCGACCGGGATGGCTGTACCTGGTTCCAGATTGATGTTATATGGATTAATGACTCCATCATCAGTTACTGTGTAGATCCCAGAAATAGCCAGAGCTGCATTTCTTAATGAAAACTCACTGACTTTATTTACTGTTTTGATCGCTGGCAGCACTTGCATTACTCTACCTCGACCAAGGATCTCACCTGGTACAACCATTTCCCGGAATACGATCCAAGGAGAAACCTCATAGTATCTTGTGAATACAATCTTTTGATGCTCTTGTTCGATCACGCATTGATAGTAAGCGTTCTCTTTTGGAGCATATACAGTACCTTCAACCAACTCGATCTTGGCATCTGGTTTATCTTTAGCTTTCCTTGCAGCTTCATCGGATAGTTCAGCACCAGGCCAAATCCTTTCTATATGCCTGGCTGGAACTGAATGCTTTCTCCAGACTGTTTCAATTGATCCTCTTGGACCTTCTTCTGGAAATAGATCTGCTAATGGGACTGCAGTGAAGTGTAGTAATGAGTCACCACCTGGCTCGGCTTCTTCTAACATCAAAGCGCCTGTTGAAACGCTGAGATCTAGTAAAGCTTCGTGTGCCTGGGTAGCAAAGTTTGAATGATTGATATGATCAAATAGAATATCGTTGGCTTCATCTAAATATTCCTGGACTTCATCTTCATCTTCAACGATCTCAGATCCGACAACCAGCTTGGTCCATTGGCGCCAGGGTGGAATTAGAGTAGCTTGAAGTCTTGAAGCAAACTTCTGAACACCCATGACTGCTGTTGAATCATAGATGTCGACGTTCTTCTTTTGACCTGGAGTGTGAAGGGAAAAGTTCTCACGCTGCGGTAGCGCATAATCGTAGCATTCTCTTAGATGATTAATCCAAGGATCCTTGCGACCGACGGCAGCTTTATATCTTGAGAGTAGTTCTTTAACTGTTCCCAGTTCTTTGGGAATATTAAACTTAGCCATATTAACCGCCTAGTGTGTCAGTAATACCTCTTTCATCTGTCGAGATCAAACTCGCACGACCACGCTTCTTGCGCTTCCGAGCATCTTCTCTAGCTTCAATTTGCTTGTCAAGCTTAACATCTTCTTTCTCTTGCCTGGCTTCAGCTTTTGTTACTGCTGGTGGTTTAGGTGGTTCTCTGTATCGTCTGCCCATGGTGCTCCTTTATTAAATATGTTTTTATCCTAATAACGTCTTACTACTATTACTAGAAGTTAAAGTAGAAGCGCTTTTCTCAGCTTTACGAACTGTGTCAGCAAAGTTTCTTTTCTTATTGCTTTGGTCCGAAGCATATTTATGATGGTAATCTGATCTTTTCTTTTGAGCTGCCTTTTGCTCTTTTGTTGGTTCTGGTTTAACGAAATACTTCCAAGGATCTGATCTGCTGCCCATTATGTTCCTTTATTAAACATTTATACAATTGGTACGGCCTATAAATCCACCATGTTCTGATCCCTCCAATACCTAATAAAGCCTTCATTTGTTCAACACACGTACATAATGTTGGGTACGGATTCCGGATCTTGGAATTATCGCGCCGAATATTAACGTGGATTATAACACTACACTCAGTATCTTTGACTACATTTTGTATATTATCTTTTGGACCAAATGCTAATACCTCAATATCTGTCCCTCCAAGCCTTGGATTAAAGCGGATCCAATTGAAGCCATCCCAACGAACTGCCCAGACATGACGGAACCCTGGCTTTAATAATTTGGAAAGCTTCCATGGCATATCACCATGCTCGAAGATCACATACCATTCAGCTATATCAAACTTCCACTCGTCGATGAGGGAATACTTGAGCCAACTCAAAAGACCTTCCAATCTTGCTTGAGTACAGCTGGACCGGTCATACCTTCATGACGTTTATCTATCCAGGCAACAGCAAAGTATCGGAACGCATCAGCTCCATGTGAGCTCCAATCGTGAAGTGGGCGATCTTTATAAACTCGTTTGTCCTCGTCATACTCGGTTCGGTAATAACTTAGAGCTCGAATACCATCGGCGCAGCGCTTCTCATCAAAGTAACACCTGGGAATTATTCGCCTGGCTGCTTCAATACCATCCATGATCGGAAGATTCGGAGTAACTCGGAACACAATCCCCATTTGACGTGCTTGATCTTTACGAGATTTACCACTGGTTAACTCTCTGACTCGAATATCATGCGGGGCCCAGTGATCGCCATAGGTTATGCTGTGAGTATCTCTAAAGTCATGTAGCCAATTAATGTAATGCTGCAGACCTTCACCATTGTTTTCATAGTAACCAATAACTCTGAGCTCAGTGCCAGCTCTCTGGATCAGCCAGATTGACGTTGCGTCCGCAATACCAAGATCCCAAAAACTATGAACCTGCAGCACTGGATCAATCGGAACCCTGGTGATCCTGTTATCTTCACGAGCTGCTTCAATTTGCCTGGCATAAAATGCGCCTTTTCTATTCTCAAGTGGTTCTCCGAGCCAGATGTGCTTATATAGAGCTTTATCAACTTTCTCCAGGTGCAGCCGTTCCTTCTCCAGCTCTGGTGGAAAAAAAGGGTTGTCACTAAAATTGACCTTGCAGACGTAAGTGTCCTCTGGTGGATTAACAACAAAGCGTTGGTATGTTGGATCCAGGAGATCTTGAGCATTGAAGGAGATCCATATCTCACTGCCTGGTGATCGGATCGTCGGAACCAAGGTGTCATAACTGGTAGCGGTGATTTTCTCGGCTTCCTCCAACCATACGATCTGAATACCTTCCATTGATTTGATCTTAGTGATATTAGATCTTAAACCTTCAAAGCTGAAGCGCGATCCATTACGGCCAATGATCTGAGTCTTTTGAACCTCAAAGAAATCTTGCAGTCCCATACGCTCGATGGTATCGGATAGCAACAACAACACTGAGTCACTGATCGACTTCTGGATCTCCCTGGCACATAGGATCCTGGTCTTGTCTTTGTAAGCTCTCATAACCAGCAGCTGCGCTATCGTCCAGGATTTCCCGCTACCTCGTCCACCATGACAAATTTTATATCGATGGGGATCTAGGAATGGCTCGAACTT